CCCGTGCGCTGGCATTCTCCAGCTCTTTCATCCATTGGCCGGTCAAAGCGTTCTCCTGGCCGTGCTTGATGTATTCCTCCTCCGTCCATTGAAACTCTTTGAGTTCTCCGGCGTTCAGCATCCGCTTGGCATCCGCCAGGGTGATCTCATTGTTGACCGCAAAGCGCTGATACCACACAGACATCTGCCGCTCAATCTCAGCCTGGGCCGTGGCAAATTGCTTGTCCAGATTTTCCACATAGGCATAGGATTGATCTTGCAGGGCATCCTCCATGCGTTTCATGCGCTGGGCCCAGTAGGCGGCATTATTCTGTCTGGCCACCGTCCTCACCGTCCTTTACAGGCGGAGCATCTGGATTGCCGCCCGTGCGGTTGGCCTCAAAGGCCTGCCGGTAGGGGTCTGCCTCTGCCTCCTCTTTTTCGTCCTTGATACGCTGGAGCTCCTGCTCCGGGTCAGACACCCAGGGGTGCATCTTTACGATGGTTTCATTTGAGAGGATGCCCACAGAGTTTTTGCAGTTGTTGATGGCCTCCGTTTCATTGACCAGCACATCACGGTCAAAAATAACGGTTACATCCTCACCCTCAAAGCTCTGCTGGCCGGTATTGGCAAAGTGCTTGTTGACGAACCACAGCAGCTCCTCCATGCTGGCTTGAAATTCCATCTCAACGCCATTGGCATCCAGGTCAATGTCAGAGTACATGCTCTGTATATTCATCTGGTTGGGGTTGCCGCTCATGCGCTCGTCTTTGGCATCATAGCCTCTGGCGTTCTCAATGATGGCATCCTTGAGGAGCTGCAAAATGGTTTTGTAGTTTTCGGAGCTCACGCTGATCTCCAGCGTATCCACGCCGCCCTCAGAGCCCTCATAGGAGCGCACCTTGATGGCTCCAAAGGTCGCAAGGTTGCGGCGGAAACTGCCCAGGTCCTCACCGTCATAGTTTTTGATGACCAGGACAGTGCTGTGGACATCCTCCTCCATCTGGTTTGCAAAGTTGCTGATAATGTCGTTATAGGCATCCTGCAAGCATTTCACTTTGGACAGGAGGGGCAGCTCATGGTGTGAGCTCTTAAAGCAGATCAGCGGGATGTGCTCCCAGTTGTAGCCCGTTTTCTGGCCCGTGTCCGGGTCTGTCACGGTCAAATAATCGCCGGTGTAGGCATCTGGGTCCGGCTCCAGCGTGCCATCATCGCGGCGGATAAAGCAATCCACGCCGCCGCCGTGCATGACCTCCACCTTGATGATGGGCTTGGTCTGTTCGCTCTCATCATAGGCCAGTATCACATACACATGGACGGCGGCATCCAGGATGGTGTGGTCTGCGTCCGCCCAGAACGGCAGCACCTCATCCGCAGGAAAGCGCTTGAAACACAGCTCTCCGTTGTCATAGTAGACATACAGCCAGCTTTTGCCCCCGATAAAAGCGCCCTCACCCACATTGCGGATAGTGCGCCGGAAACGGGAGCCAAACACAGAGCCCAGCGCCTTGGCATAGGCCTTGTTCTCCGTGTCAAAAGAAAATGGCCGCCCAAAAGAGTAATTTGTCTTTTGGTCAACCATCTTGGAATACAGATTATTCACCAGCCTGTTATTGGGCAGGTATTCCAGGGCAACAGGCTTGCCGTCATCATCAATGGTCATGCGCTGGCGGTGGAGCACAGCCTGCTCCCCGTCATAGTATGCCTCACCATCAAGCTGGCGTTTGCGCTCAGGGGAGGAGAGCCAGGCGGTGATCTCCAGCTCCAAAAAGCGCTTGTCCGTCATGCCGTGCCGGAAGTCTATGCCCGCACGCATAACGCAATCATCTCTTAAATTCAGGACCACCATGCTTTTTTCTCACCTCACTTGAAACTAAACAGGTCCGGCGCAAAGGTCTTGTGGACAAAATAGCGCACATCATCCATGCTGTGGTCATTCTCTTTGATTGGCCGGTCCCCGGTGGCTTTCTCATCCCACCGATAAAGGCCAAACTCACGGATGCAGTCCGTGCAGCAGGCGTTGAAAAATATATCTCCGCATTGCAGCCGGGTGGCCACGTTGCGGATGCCGTCCAGCACCGCATTGGATGCTTTCTCCACGCGATAGCGCCCATGACGGCGGATGACCTCAATGAAAGAGGCCGCTGAGGGGTCCACGATGATGGCGGAGATGTGCCTGTCACCAGCCAAAGCCTCCAGTCCTGCATAGTGCTCCTCATCGGTGCGCTGGCGGCCCTCTTTGCGGCTGTCAAAGTAATATTCCCGCACTCTGTACCACTTGCCATTTGCGCGGCCCCAGAGGCCTATGCTGGTGGGGTTGATGGTGCCATAGTCGCAGGACATCACAAACTTGTCATAGGGGCGGGGCTCCTCCGGCACAATATGAAAATCCTTGTTGAACATCGTATAGATCAGCCCCTCCGCCACCACCCAAAGGCCCCGGATAAAGCGGTCATAAAACACGCCAGAGTATAGGCTCTCATACCTTGCCTTGACGGAGGCGGAGAGGCTGAGGTTGTCATCCATCGTGAAATGGAGGTGCAGCATATTCCGCTTTGCGGCCTCCAGCACCCAGGTGGTATAAAACCAGTGCGCTGGGCCCTCTGGGTTGCAGTTAAACCACAGCTTGGAGTTTTCCACGCTGCACCGGGCGCAGGCCTGCTCCACAAAGGAGCGGGGCATCAAGGCCACCTCATCCAGCAGGATGCCCGCCAGTGTAATGCCCTGGATAAGTGAGGCGCTGCTTTCGTCCTTGCCGCCAAACAGATAAAAATTATTGCTCCGCCCGGCGGCGCTCACCACGATCTTGTTTTCTGTGCGATGCTCCCGAAAAGAGAACACACCAGCCAGCCAGGTGGAGAAGTTGCTGGTCACGTTGCGGCGCAGGCTCTCAATGGTCTTGCCGCACAGAGCAAAGTTTTGGCCCTCAAAGTTTTTCATGGCCCACATCACAAAGCCCACCGTCATGGCCACGGTCTTGCCAGAGCGGATGGAGCCATCACAGATGATGCCGTCATAGCCCTCAAAGCCCGGCCTATTCCACCATGTCATTGCCAGGTTTTGCCGGGGGCTCAATCTCTGGTATCTCATCCGTGTCTATCTCCTCTCTGGTGCTCTGGTCGATCACCTCAAAGATATTGTTTTCCTGCTCCGTGGCAGAGGCGGCCTGCTTGAACATCCCCAGATGCTCTGCAAGCATCCTAAGCGCTATGGCCTTATCATGCAGCTTTATCTCCACAGAGCCATTTGCGCCATACTTGATGCTGGCCAGAGCGGCCAGCTTTTCCTTTGGCACCTTGCTTGTGGGCTTCACGTCCAACAGGCCGGATGCCGTGACTGTCACAAAATCAGACGCATTTGCAAAAGCCACACCGGCGATCTCCTCAAGCACTCTCTCCTGGGTGATTTCCAGCTTGTTTTGGAGTTTCGCCTGCCGTTTCGCAATTTCCTCCGAAACGTTATTTTTCGTTATCAGCTGCCGCCCAATATTCGGGTCCTTGTATCCTGCCCGCCGCGCAGCAGCGGTTGCGTTCAAGTCCACAAGATACTCCGACACAAAACGCTTTTGCTTTTCAGTCAGCTTTGCCACAGTCACCACCTCTCACAGACAAAATAAAATGCCGCCCTGCATGACACAAGGCAGCGATTGAAACATAATAGGTGCGGCGGCAAGGGTCTGGTGTCGCTTTCCGTCACCTTGCCGCCGCAAATAAGGAGGAACACACTCCGGCTTGGGGCTCACGCCCGCATTTACAGTGTACCACAGATTGACCGAACAAAACGAACAGATTTTAGTTTCGTTCCAGATAACGATACACCGACATGCGGCAGCCATCCGATGTGTTACCTCCGCCAACACAGGCGGCCACCTGGGCCCACGGCAGCCCATTCACAAAGCGATAGGTGAAAATCTGCCGCAGCAGGCTGTCATCAATGCCGGATATGTAGCGCTCCAGACGGCGCCGCTCATAGAGGCATTGCTGGTGCTTGGCCTCAATGATGCCCCGCAGGTCAGCGATCTCCGCCGCACAGTCCCCCACGATGTCAGACACACCGGGGCTGTGCGGCATCCCCGTGAGGACCTGCGCCCCAGGCAGGGCTCTGGCCTCCAGCTCCATGAGGC